AGGTGATGTTAAAGTAAAGGCAAGCTTTTGACCTGTTGCATCCCGAACCTGCATTTTTGCGGTAGCACCAGTAAGATCGATGATTGCATCATCTGGATCTTTATATTCTACTACGAATGTGAAAGTTGTATCCTGATCCACATCCCAATTTTTTTGTCCTGCCATTTGCTGAAAATCTCCTAAATAGGAAAACTCCTATGCCCATTTTAGCACAGGAGTTGTCCTAATCTACTTACTTAAATTATACCTTTTTGGTAAATCCAAATGAGGTTTCGTTTGGATTCAATGCCTTCAGAATAACTGGAAGACATGCTGCAATACCACCCTTAACTAAATCTCCTGGGTCGGTGTTGCCAGTCATATATAGAGCAATAGCGGCACCTAAAAAGTGACGACCATAGCTTGCTAACGCTGCTAGAATTTTCTCTTGCATTGTTACCTTTCCGTCTTGATTAAGATCTTCTTTCATAAAGACCTCCTGTATCTGGGCACGGTGCCCAGGAATTTTGGGGGTTAGCCCAATACTAATATTGTAGCACTAAGAGGTAATATCCACAATTTCGCAATTTCCGTCAGAGGTGCATGCGAGTGTTTGTGTGCCACTTGTTCCATCTTCTGTTTCATAGAAAGATAAGTCTTCCCAACGAATAGACGATGGCATTTTTGCTAAAAGTTCAAGATACTCAGTTTCTGTAACTTGCTGATATGGGGCTTGCTTATATGAGTGATCTGAATGCGGGAGGAATGAAATACCAGAAACTTCATCGAAATGTTTATATACCCATGCTCCAACTTCCATCCATTCATCTTCTTTTACTGAAACAGTAATTGATGGCTTATGTTCGCACCATTCACGCTGATATACAAGCCATGTATTTAAATGATCAATAGCTGTAAGGTCATCTCGTACAATTGCGCCCTCTGGTGCTTTTACTGGAAATGAGAATACGTAAGTATCATTAGGCTTCATAAAATCATCTTCCCATGGGATTCCGACTTCTTTTAAGAATGTTGATAGGGGATCTTTTTTATCTCCCCGCACAGTTCTAACATAATACTGAGAATGCCATGGATGCATGCCTGAAGAAACTCCAGTAAGTTGTGAAACAGTTCCAGATGGCTTGACACAAGTGATAGCAGTTGATTCGTTGATTCCAATCTTTGCTGCTTCTTCTTTATTGGCATTTCTTGCAAGGTCACGAATCTCAGACAAGAACTTACCTAATTCTTCTAGCCCTTCTTTTCCAGACATAAAGCTATGCCCAAATTGACCAGTGATGGATACTCCAAGCAATCTTTCTTCTTCTGTGTTGTCTTTCCAAATTTTACGAAGATACTTAAAGTCCGTAAGTGTTGACTGCCAGGTTCCAAGAATCGTAGCTAATCTAACTTTGTTTTCAATATCGGCTAAAGTATCATCTTCACGAATTACAACTTCGGAGAGATTACAGAACTGATAAGGTCTAAGGATAATCTCTGAGCAGGGGTTGGTTCCATAATGAATTTCTGGATCTCTCCGACCCCATCTTGCTGCCTGTTTCTGAGCTGCAGCAACATTGTATATGCCACGCTCACCTGATTTTGAATCATAAAGATTTTTCCATTCCGCAATAAACTGTTCCATTTCTGGTTTACGAGAATACGCTACTGAGTTATTTGATAATGCACGTTGTGAGTTTTTCTCCCACCAATTACCAGCTTTTGCTGCCGCCATTTCAATGTCGTTAATGTTTGATAGTGAAATCATTGCAGATCTACGAACTCCGCCAACAACTACAACCTCTCCAATCTTGCACATAATATCGTGTGCCTCTATTGGTTTTAATTGACGGCCTGCTGCTGCTTTAAATTTTGCAATCGTAAAGTCAAAAAGATTGATTAATGGCTGAGGACCTGATGATCGGCCACCCATTGTCTTAAGACGTGCTCCTGCTGGTCGCAACTTTGAAACATCGATTGTAGGAATCTGTCCTGCCCACAACATTGCTAGCAGTTCACGATATGATTTTGCCCATCCATTCTTAGAATCTTCAACAACTATTGTGGTTGTAGATTTTTCAAATGATTCTGGGACGGCAGGAAGTTTATTAACATACTTATATTCAACTGAGAAACCAACACCAGTTCCACACATTAATATATACATAGTTTCATCAAATGAACGAGGTGAATCAACTGGAACAAATGAGCAGTTATATCCTGCAACATGATCTCTGTCAAGAGCAGGACCTGCAGTCATTACTGCTCTCATTGAAGGCATTACATTTCTATCATATACAAATTCTTTTAATTCATCTACAAGTTTTTTATTAGGGGTATAGTTAAAGTTATTCTTTAGATACTCCAGCATAAAGTTAAAATAACGATCTACTGTTTCTCCCCATGTTTCTCTTCTGTTTTCATCTGATATCCATCTTGCATATCTGGATAATGCAATAAAATTTTCATATGGGTTTTCAATAACTCTTGACATATAACACCTTTTCTCCGCCTTGCGGTTTAAATCTTAATTAGTAAGAGTCTAATTCTACCAAAGATATATATACAAAGGAAGAGCTTTTAAATATTTTTTTTAGTCAACTAACTTGACATATATTATAAAACAATGTTATTATTATAGTCCGTTATCTCTAATGGAGGAAATGCCAATGGAGAATATAAAAGAAAAACTTAGTGATGTTTTACATCATTATGTTGCAATAGCGGTAGGTTTAATGTTTTTGTATTCTGGTTCGCCAGTTGCAAACATTCAATCTGCACAAGCTCTACCTGCAGTAAAGGTAGAATCTAAAACAGAAGCACAACTGAAAAAAGAAACGCTGGAAAAATTCAGCAACACTGTATATAAACCTTCGGAAATGTTAACAGATAGTGAGTTGGTAAAACTTCTCAAGGCTGTTGGTTTTGAAGGAAGCGCCCTTAAAATGGCGTGGGCCATTGCTAAATCGGAGTCTAACGGACGCCCTATGGCTTACAATGGCAACAGGAATACTGGAGACAGTTCCTACGGAATTTTTCAGATCAATATGCTGGGAACTCTTGGCACAGATCGTAAAGAGAAATTCGAATTGAGATCAAATGTAATGTTATTTGATCCAGTCATAAACGCAGAGATAACGTATTATATGACTAAAGGCGGAGTAGATTGGTCATCTTGGCCAAATTCTATACCAAAAGCAAAGAAATTGATGATTCAATTTCCAAAGTAGTTAGGGGGAGAATATTAAGATACAGATAGTATCTAAATATTTAACTCTCGCAAGAGAGGGTCTTGTTCCACAAATGGATTGCCCATTGGATCAAGGCCTTCTTTTTGCAAATATGGAAGTTGACGATAGACTTTTTCTATATTGTATTTCATGTAATTATAAAATGTATATAGGATTGTCCCTATACAAAAAAATGCAGGAAGAAGTTAGCAAAAATGACAGAAGATAATATTGCACAACAAAATTTAGAAGATAATTTGCCTATGGTTAATTATATTATGCTTCATAGAATATACGACATGTTAACATTAATTGCAAAAAATTTGGCAGGAGCAGAAGAAGTTTTAAAAATGGTTGAATATCACCAGCAGGGGTATTTAATTGGTCCAGAACCTTCTTATAAACAAGAGTAGGTTGTTGACTTGTATTTTTTATTAGTGTAAAATGATACAGCAGATTGAGCTTTGCTCTTTGCCTTAATACCCCAGATGGATCCGCCTCCATCTGGGGTATTTTGATGTATAATATGTATAGTTAATAAATTTTAAAATAATAATTTTGGAGGTTTACAGAATGAGTCCTAGAAACTATAATGCAAAATTTACTAAGGGTTCAGATCCAGACTTCTGGTGGAGTTTTTCTAAAAACAACTCAATTGTACATTATAAAAAGAATGAAAAAAAATCTATTATAAAAAGATTTTTAAACTACTTTAAAAAATCATCCTCTAAAGACTTTAAGTGATTATACAAAATATACGACTCATCAAATAAATTTTTTATTGAATGCAAGTGTTCTTTATACTCATCATATTTTTTACCCTTTTTAATTGGATAGTTGTTATGAAATGGAGTGTAATAAGAACTTTGCTTAAGACCAACAGATGCATTGCGTACAGAGCTTTCTACATCTCTTATGTTATCAAAATCAAACAATTTATCTATTTTGTTAACAACATTTTTTGTTTTATGAATAACTTGATTAAAAGAAAATATAATTAATTCATCTTTACACTCTAGTGCATTTTTTAGGTATTCATTATATATATCAATTTTAGTTGATATATAGCTATAAAAATTTTCAGAGTTATATTTTGGCACACTGATAAAGTCTCCTATATCTTTCATTATTGATGAAGACATGCAATCAATAGGATCTCTAAATATAGTGACTTGAAGTGTATTTGGTATTCTGCAAAGTAGAGTTGGAGCAAAATGTTCCTTTACAACATTATATTTAATAATATCTATTTTATTATCTGAAAACCCATAAAAACTATTCAGTACATTTTGCAAAAATGTTGATCCACTTCTAGGATGAGAGTTTATGTATATGTGTTTAATTTTTTTTCCTAACAACAATGCAGTGAAGTCCTATTATTTTTTTAGAAAAATAATCAATAGCCTCGTCAATATCAATTAAATGTGTTCTATAGTTTATTTTTAATAACTCAACTCCAATAAAAACTTCAAAATTTTCTTCTTTAAATATATTTTTAATTTCTAGCAAAGTGTCTTTGTAGAACATATTTTCCTCTATTATAACAACTGGGTAGTTTAATGAAAATAAATCTTTCAGTATGTCACGCTTTTTAATTTTATCAACATTAAAAAAAGCCTGAGTAATAAACCCATGTGCATCTGGTTCAAATCCAGACATAACAAATGCTACTGTTGATATACTGGCTCCAGGAATTATTTCAACTTGCAAATTGTTTTTGTGGCATGAATAAATATATTCCCATCCTGGATCTTCTATAGATGGGTATCCACTTTCAGTAACAATAAGTATACTTTTTCCAGATTTAATAATATCTAAAACATTTGAGACTTGATAAGACATTATAGACTCTTCTATTTTTTTACCAGATTTGGAATCTGGCATTTTTATAATTTTCGCTTTTGTTTTTATTGCTGGATTTCTAGCCACATAGATTGCATATAAAAACGGATCCACTCTTTCACAATATATGTAATCTGCTTCTTCTATAGCTCTTTTCATTTCTGAAGTTATCTCTTCATAACCTAGTGGCATAACACCTATTACAAGTTTTCCTGTATTCATTAAATTACTAAATCCTCCACTATGTCTATAGAGTCATCTATATTTTTATCATGTTCTACATTGCATTTTCCACATTTTTTACACATAATAAGTGAAAAAAGTGCGGCGGCGGAAGTGAGCCGAAAAATAGAACATCAATATCCCTTATTCTTCCATCTATCATTATCAAATTCATTAAAGGATGCAAGCAAGGCAAATCCCATTAATATAATGCCAGATATACATCCAATTATGAAAGCTGTTTCCATATGTCACCATTTTCCAAGAGGACAAGTGGCATTATTCAATTTAGCCTTAGCAGGCATAATACAGCCACATTTCTTGCATTGTTGTGTTAATTGTATCAGTTCTGGACATGTGTCGCAAATATCCAATCTTTCTCTATATTTATCTTCTGTAACTCTTGGTTGTTTAGGATTAAATAAATCCCAAGGTTTTACCATTTCAATTCCCCCATTTTTGTTTCATGTGAAACATTGTAGGCCTATTGGGATTTGAACCCAAAGTCGATTGTATATAAGACAATTGCTTTCACCAGATTAAGCTATAGGCCTGTATATTTGGATTAGTAACCCACATATACAGGTAATTAAGGCTATTGCTGTTATGGTGACAATCATTCTCATTTTAGTTTTTTCCCGCCTTTTTCTTTACTATATATAGTATGTTTTATATATTGATATCTGGGGATATTAGATTTTAGGAAAGCCCCCCTTTCCCCCCAATTGTAAAAAATACAAAAGTGAGATAAGGAGGTTTATTTGTAGCTATACATCTGGTACATATTGAGTTTCAGTGTAAGCCCCCCACAAACCAACCTAAGTGTAACATTTACTTTTTATCAAAGTCAATAGTCTTAATTTTTTTTGTGTGATCTACGCAAAGATGATATTTATTTCTAAATTTATCATACATAGTTGTGTATGCGTATTTATCACAAAATGAACAGATCATAGCTTTATTATACCACCGCCATATATTCTAGTCGACTACAATTTAGATCTATAAAAATGTTAAAATATATTTTTCATGTATGATACATATTTTGTACAATTCGGACATTTTGGATAGTGCGCCCATATTTGTGACACATCTCACACATGTTTCATGTGAAACACATCACAATGTCCGATTTATACGCATTTTGGATTTGATATTTGTCAGACCCCTATGATATTATAATAATATAACAAGATAAAGAAAGTAGATAAATAAATGGATACATATAACAGAATACTAAAAGAGCAACAAGAAAAAAGAATTGCTCAATCTATTAGAGATAAGGCTATTGTAGAGAGTATGTTCTCTAACAATTCCCGCCCCCTAAATAATGCTCATCTACTATCACAGAAAGAAGGTCAATAATAATGACTGCTAACTTATACAACATAGAAAGCTTGCTAATCGGCAAGGCTTATCGTTCTCGCTCCCTTGAGGGAATTATACAGGACGCTGAAAAGCGTTCAGACATCTACTATGCGGACGCTGAGGCGTATCGTGTGCGTGTCCGCCCTACTCACGGGCTTTCAGACACCTATCGCATAGTTGCGGTAAGTGTGGGGTAAATCACACCCGACACGCCCTAGATAGGCTTGAAAATGTCAGACCTATCTGATAGCCTTACGGCATAACAATTAAATAAGAGAGTATGAGCCTAGCAAATAAACCGAAAGGGTGAGCCTAGCAAATAAGACTCTCACTAATGAAAGGAAAATAAATGATAAACTCACTAACTAGAATTGAATGTAATGAGTGTAATGGCGAGGGTCTTATCTTTTGGGGTAATGACACAGACTACGATGTGGAGCCTTGCGAGTGTGTCAGTAGCCTTTGATAGGATAACGACATAACAACTTAATAAATAACTAACGAAAGGAAATAAATAAATGGCATACGCTATGACTTGGGAGAGAGATTACAACTCCTACAAATACGAAAGCATACAGCAAGATACTTATCTTGATGAATTAAATGATGAACCTAGTGATGATGAAATACTAGGACACGAAGTAGTTTCGCTTGATGAATTAAGTGATGATGAATTAACAGAAATGGGGTTAATCTAAATGGATAGATACTTAACAATAGAACTAGATTCGTGGGGTCTTACTTTCTCCACCGCCCCTTATTATCTTAGTGTATCGTGGCTAGGTCTAGGGATCGCTATCGTAGGCGCTATCGCTTACAAGGTGTTTAAGCGTAGTAGGGGTATCTAATGATACAACTACTACACACGCTAGGCATACTTAGCCTATCCATAGGGCTAGGCTGGGCGTTTGTGATGATAATCACACACTAGCAACGGCGTGTCGGCTTGACAAATGTCAGCTGGCCCGCTCCGATGCGGGGTCGGGCGTGTCGTTACGAGCACTTTAAAAAAACCCCGAAATTTTGTGAGATTTATCACACGACACGCCGTCTTACTATTTGAGAAATTCTTATTTGGATTTGAAAATGTCGGTGGGCTTTGGTAAAATAGCGGTATTAACGAAAGGAAAACTAAATGAAATCTTATTCAATTGAAGATTTGCTAGTGGGTCAAATTTATTATCCACGCTCTCTCGCTCGTAAATACCAATACGGCGAAATTAACTACGCTACTAAGCGAGAAAATGTCTATCTCAGCGAGGAATACCAAGCCTATTCAATTCGCTTTAATGGTCATAAATGGGCTACTGTAGCGGTCAGGGTCGCCGACTAAATGTCGGTGGCTTCCGCTATAATCTAACTAAGAAAAACACGAAAGGAAAACTAAATGAAAACAAGTATGTCGCTCAGAGAAATTGAGGAATTGGGTTTCAACCTTCAAGATAATATCTGCGTTTATTGCTCACGCACTATGGATAGATGGAATAAAATCTGCGTAAATTGTAAAGAGTATAAATCAGTTGTAAATATCGTTGAAGCCGTTGGCTACTATGGAAAGGAAATTCTACCTCTATGAAACTAGATGAATTCAAGGCGTATGTGATCGCCCAGCGCTTGGCAGAAACTAAAGAAAAGCGCTCTAAAAACCTATCGGCAATTTTGTCGGTGGCTAATGCTACAATTACCGAAACAGAAAGAAAGGAAAACTAAATGAATAAGCAACTAAAAGAAAAAATCGCTAATTGCGACACTTGCTTTGGTAATGGATTTTTATACTATGGAGATGAGGAAACTTTCGACATTGAAACTTGTATTTGTAATCCTGAAAGTTATGACGGACAACTATTTGAAAGAGAGGCAGACTAATGAAAAAAAATGTTCTAATTAGTTTTATCGTTGAAGCAGAAACCGATATTGAAGCGGTCTTTGCTCTAAATAAAATTCTTTATCAATTACCCGATAAAGATTTGGTGAAATTTGATGTCTTTGATGTCGTTGAGTGTGATGGAGTAAAAGCCTAATGATGACTAGAAAAGATTATGTCGCTACCGCAGAAATTTTGCGGTATGCTTCAGATAAAACTCACCCTGCTTTATTTTCTAAAATGGTAAATGATTTCGCAGAAATGTTTGCGAAAGATAATCCAAAATTTGATGTAAAAAGATTTCACGAAGCGAGTAATTATCGTGTTCCAAAATTTACCTCGAATTAAAAAAGTTTTGGAATTGCGCCGTAGTAATGCGGCGCAACCAATGCGAAATAAAAAAATTTATTCACGAAAGAAAAAATATAAAAATAAATTTGATGAATAAAAGCTGGCCCGCATATATGTGTGGGGGCCCAAAATCATTTACGAGTCAAGTTTAAAACGCCTGGAAATTTGTGAGATTTATCACAAAAAATAATTAGACCTAATCTGATAAATGTCGGTGGGCTACGCTATAATTGCCACTTAACCAAACGAAAGGAAATACAAATGGAAACTGTTGATACAACAAATTGGGTTAAATACCCTTTTACTGTTGATGGAATTAACTTTGTGTCTATCATAGACCCTAAAGGAAGTTTTTACCCACAATTAGAGGCTTTGCCTACTGAAGTTAG